AAACACTGGTGAAATGCTCCCCAATCCAAGCTTCACAAAATCCCAAGCTATCCAAGATTTCCATTTGGATCAAGTCATGCTCTAATGTGACAGATATATCCGAACCGGGCGGATGAAGAGGCATAGTAAAATAACCGAGACGCATACAGCCCTACCTATGTTCGTAGATTGTTTATTACAATCGAAGAAGCAATTGCGAAGGCTTCTCGTACTGTACTCTTTGAATTCAATGATACATTTACGAGAGAAAACTTCTTAGGTATGGTAAATCCGTATTTGAGGGATGTAATGGCTCGCCGTGGTATTACCGACTTCTTGGCTGTTTGTGACGAAACCAATAACACTGGTCAAGTTATAGACAACAATGAATTCCGTGCTGATATCTATGTTAAGCCTGCACGTTCTATCAATTTCATTACCTTAACCTTTATTGCTACACGAACAGATGTTGCGTTTAGTGAAGTGGTTGGACGGGCTTAATAAACAGGAGATAAAACAAGATGGCAAATATTAGTAGTTTTACAAATGCTCTGCAAGGTGGAGGCGCCCGTGCTAATCAATTTCAAGTCACCATGTCTGGTGGCGGTGCAACGGGTATTCAAAGTCGAGGGTTTTCATTTTTATGTCGTGGTGCTCAGATTCCTGCATTGACCATTGGTGAGATAGCTGTCCCATATCGTGGGCGTCAAGTTTTTCTTGCTGGTGATCGTACTTATGATGCATGGACTGTAACCATTATGAATGATAGAAGTATGGGTGTACGTGGTCAACTAGAGTCTTGGATGAATAATATGCAAGATATCGGTGCTGCCACAACCTCACCATCATTAAATGCAAACTCGTACTATGCGACAGCACTAGTAAAACAGATGGATCGAAATGATGCAACCATTCGGACATATACTTTAGAGGGTGTATGGCCGACTACTCTAGATGCAATTGATTTGGCGTTTGATGCCAATGATGCAATCGAGGAGTTCGGTGCAACTTTTAGATTCAACTGGATGACAATAGCTGGTGGTGCCGGTGCTCAAAGTGGTGGTTTAACATTATCACTCACAGCTTCAGGATCATTTAATGGTTAAGTAATTTTTGATTATACTGATTTTCAATCGGTATAAATAGTTATACTATGGCAGAATTATTTGGATGGGAAGTAAAGAAGAAGGAGAGCGACAAGGCCAAAAGCTTTGTCGCTCCTTCGGACGAAGAAGGCACACTAGATATTGCTGGTGGTGCCGGTTTTTTTGGGCAATACTTATCTTATGATAAGGCTGCTCGTAATGATTATGATTTGGTACGCAAGTACCGACAAACCTCAGAAAACCCTGAGTGTGACCAAGCGATAGAAGATATTATTAATGAGGCCATTACGGCTGACGAAACTGATATCTCTGTTGCAGTCAATCTCGATTGGGTTCCCCTTTCTATGTCTATCAAGAAAAAGATAGACGAGGAATTTAAAGAAGTTCTTACCCTACTACAGTGGAAAAAGAAAGGGCATGATATCTTCAGGCGGTGGTATATTGATGGAAGAATTTTCTTCCATAAGTTGATTGATGAAAAATCTCCCCGAAAAGGTATAACAGAAGTACGTTTTATTGATCCTAAATTTATCAAAAAGATACGAGAAATTGAAAAAGATAAAGTGCAGGGTGGTATTGAAATAGTTAAGTCTGTTAAGGAATGGTATATCTATAATGAAGCTGGTGTGTATCCTGCATTACCCGCTATCGGTGGTACTTCAAATATGCAGGCACAAGGTTTAAGAATTTCTCCTGATGCTATTGCGTATGTTCCCTCTGGACTATATAACCCCACAACGAATCAAGTTTATTCTTTATTGCAAAAGGCAATCAAGCCTACTAATCAATTAAGAATGATCGAAGATGCGGTTGTTATCTATCGTATTTCACGGGCGCCAGAACGTAGAATTTTCTATATTGATGTAGGTAATCTCCCAAAAATTAAAGCAGAACAATACATTCGTGACATTATGACACGATATAAGAACCGATTGTTGTATGATTCTGATACTGGTGAGGTTAAAGATGATAAACGACATCAATCAATGTTGGAAGATTACTGGTTGCCTCGTAGAGAAGGTGGTCGTGGAATAGAAATCACTACACTTCCTGGCGGAGAAAATCTTGGTCAATTGGAGGATGTAGAGTACTTTCAACGAAAATTATACAAAGCAATGCATGTTCCTGTCTCACGACTTGAAGCAGAGTCGGGATTTTCTTTGGGAAGAGAGAGTGAAATTACAAGAGATGAATTGCTTTTCAGTAAATTTATCAAAAAGTTGCAGACAAGATTCTCAATTTTATTTGATGAAATAATGGAAAGACAGTTGATTCTGAAAAATATCATGACTGCTGCAGAATGGGCCAAGATCAGAGATAAGGTTCATTACAGATTTGAGAAGGATCATTACTATTCAGAATTTAAACATCAAGAAACTATGTCTCAACGTTTAGATCTTGCAAGAAATTCAGAAGAATATGTTGGAAAATATTATTCTAAAGAGTGGTTCCGAGCAAATATTCTCAGACAAACAGCGGCAGAAGTTGAGAAACAAGATGAATTAATTGCAAAAGAAGCAGAAGAAGAGGGTGGAGGTGAAGAAGGTGGAGAAGAAGAATATTAAGGGTTTACACCTTTAAAAGTTTATAAATATTAATAGATAATTTTTGGAGATAAAAATGGCAGAACAAGAAGTTCAACAAGATTTTAAGACAGTAGATATTATAGATTATTCAATGCAAAGTAGTCCTACACAAGTTCACGATGCATTTGATCAGATAATCACAAGTAAAGTGATAGATGGATTGGAAACCAGAAAACGAGAAGTTTCTGCCAGAATGTTTTCGGACAAAGAAGAAATTTCAATCGAAGAACCAAAACCAGAAATAGAAGTTCAAGCTGAACCAGAACCAGAAACAACGGAGACACAATGAAACTATTAGCCGCAAAGACGGCCACAACTGCTACAGAATTGAGTTTGGGTAAAGCAACAGCGGTTGCGGTTTACGCATCGGCGATTTCAATCATTTCAGTAGTTGAAAATGATGGAACTGAAGGAGGAACAGGTGGAACAGTTCAAGGTTCTGTTACTGTACCAGCCGCTTCATTGACCATTATTCATAAAGATTCGGATCAATTTATATTAGCAAATGTAACAAACGGCACTTATACTAAAATCGCTTCTTCTGGAATTTGATGAAAACATACAAAGAGTTTAGAAAATCAATAGGTTTTCCTATTAAAGAGAGAAAAGTCGTAGAGGCAATTCGGTCAGAAAAACCTTTGAAAGAAGATGTTGTAGACCAATTGAGATCTGTTGTAAAAAAGAAAAAAGAATCAGAAATTAAGTTTAAAAGTGGTACATCGGTTCCGATTGACCCCGAATCCGCAAAAACTATTCTGAAAACCTTTGACACACTAAATAGTTCTAACAAGAAAAAAATGCAAGATAACATGAACAAAGATACAAAATCTTTCTTAAAAATCTTGGATTTCGCATTCAGTAACGCAAAGTAGGTAAAAATGTCCACAATTAGAGAATTTTACATTGAAAAAGAAAAACGAGAGTTAATTAATACAATTGGTTCTGCTAAATATGTTAGTGAAGATCAAAAAGAAGCAATGATTGCTGTCATGTTGAAAGAAGAAGACGTTGATGATATGAAAGACGATCTTAGAGATTTGCAGAACAAACTAAGAGATAAAAAATCATATCAAAACTCTGGCATTGGGTGGAAAGAAGACGAATACGAGGCATTAGATGCACGTATTGATAAGAAAATAGCGGCTATTAAAGATGTAGAAAGTAGAACAAGAGTTGTGGACAAACACGGATCAACCCTTACAAGAGGCAGGGGATAAACAAATGAAACTAATTTGCGAATTACAAGAATCTGTAAATTATGAATTTATTGAAGAAGGTGCTAAACCTAAACAGTACTTCATTGAAGGTATCTTCATGCAGTCTGAAAAAAAGAATAAAAACGGTAGAGTATATCCCTTACCCATTCTTGAAAAAGAAGTAAATAGATATGTCAAAGAATATGTAGAACCAAAACGTGCATTTGGAGAACTTGGACACCCTGACGGCCCGACAGTTAATTTAGATCGTGCTTCACATATGATCACCTCTTTGGTGAAAGAAGGTAAGAATTTTGTTGGGCGTGCAAAAGTTTTAAACACACCAAATGGACAAATTGTTAAGTGTTTGATTGATGAGGGCGCAAGACTAGGTGTTTCTTCAAGGGGAATGGGATCATTAAAAGCAGATACAAAGAACTCTCAGATTGTACAAAAAGATTTTTATCTTGCAACCGCAGCAGATATTGTTGCAGATCCATCTGCTCCTAACGCTTTCGTAGAAGGTATTATGGAGGGCAAAGAATGGATTTGGGATAATGGTCTTTTGCGTGAACAAGATATAGAACGGGCAAAGAATAATATCCTAAAAGCCTCTTCCAGAAAACTTGAGGAAGTAAAAATAAACGAGTTTAAAAATTTATTATCAAAGTTGTGATATTATAAATATTACTACAGTAAACGAAATATACCATTAACTATTAGGAGTATCAAGTTCTATGGAAAATACAACTCAAGAAGAAATTCTGGAAGAAACTGAGCAAGAAGGACTTGTTGAAGCTCCAGAACAAATTGAAGAAGAAGAAGTCGTTGAAGGCGAATTGCCTCCTGCATTGCAAAAAGCAATTGACAAGAAAAACGGCAAAAAAGACGATGACGAAGATGATGATGACGAAGATGACG